CACTGCCTCAGGCGCTCATCGTCGGCCGTCCCCGGGAAGGCGTTCTTCGAGACGCTATCGAGATGACCGTGGAGGCCGTGCGCGGCCCCAGACCCGCTCGTCGCCAAGGCGTGCTCGGGGGTCCCTTCGAGGCGCGCAGACTGGCTCCCGAGCTCGTACTCGTAGTCGGCGATGCGCCTCTTTCTGATGACGCTGACGGGTGGTCTGTAGAAGGGCATGGGCTACCTCAAATGAAAGCGTCGTGTCTCACTTCCCAAAGGCGCCGATAGGCGGGAAGGAGCTTGGATGGTCGTGTAAGGGTGAGATCGATTCCGACAATCCCAGGGCGAGGTCGGGTCGTGACAACGGCGATCGTGGAAATGATGCCGGCGTCCACCAACCACTGAAGAGAGTCCCGGATGTACCACTCGCACCTGCGAAGGGTTTCGAGCGTTGTCTTGCCGCGGCTCAGGAGCCAGAGCTTGCTGCCCCTCCTGCGAACTCCTGGCTCGCGGAGGCTATCCGCATCGGCCCACCAGCCCTGCTGGCGATCGAGCCCCGCGCTTTTGATCTCTTCCTGCGAAGCCTCGGAGTCCGTGAACAGAGAGAGCAGGACGACGGACTCGAGGGACGAGTCCGTCGCCAAGGCGCCCAAGTCCGTCTTCTGGAGTCGGGCGGCGCCCACCTCGTTGTTCCAACGGAGAGACAGCATGATCAGGACACCCCGAAGATCGTGTCGCTCTCGACACTCGTGATACCTGTGAGAGGGCCATTGGGCGCTCCTGTGATACCCGTGACGGGCGCGCCCATGCCGTCGAGGAGACCCGTGGAGAAGTGCTTGTGGCCATTAAATTCGGTGCGGATGTGGGCGAGCATCGCGTCTACCTCATCCGCAAGGGCGATCGGATGAGTTGCACCGTCGGCTCCCAAGAAGATCTTCTTACCCGTAGGCACGTCCAGGACGATGTCTCCCGTGGGCTTCATCGTGATCGTGGCGCCGTCGGTCCCGCTTTGCAGCAGGACCGTTCCATCGTTCTTGAGCCGCACCAGTTGGTCCTGTACGCCGATGTGCAAGGCGACCTCGCCGCTGGCCAGATCGTCCCCGGTGAGGCGCTCGCCCCTCTGTGAAGGGATAGCGATCAAGTTGCTCGGGTTGCCGCCGATGGCAAAGACGATGGCCTCGCACCCTTCTGGCCGAATCGAAATGCCGGGCCAGGAAAGCATCTCCACACCGTCGGCGAGCTCGTCGCGGGTCAGCTCCACCTTGACCCTGGCCAGACCGCCGCTGTTATCCAGAGCCCGCAGAACTGCACGACGAACCATCCCCCGAGCACGAAGCTTCAGGGGTTCGACGGCGGCCTTCACTGCCTGACGGACTGTATCGAGCGTGATCACCAAGAGAATCCCTTCTTCGCTTTCTTCTTCGGCGGAAGCTCGGTTTCGTAGGCTTCGGGATGTGTCAGCGTCAAGCTCGTACGGGTGCCGCTGGAATCCCTCGTAAGCGTTACCGAAGTGACCAAATACTGACCGTCGATTTCGAGGAAGGGGTCGAGTACGGTGACGATCACGTTCGGGTGCCACAGCTCCCCTGGTCGCATCTCCCAGGAGAGGGACAAGTCGCTGGGGTCGCAGACCTCGTAGCTGAGCTGCCTGGAGCGTCCGGCGCGGGTGTTTCGCTCCCACTCGGCCCTCAACTGGAGCGGGCTCTTGTTTTTTCCCTTGGTGAACTGCCCTTTGCTGTTTCGGACCTGCTCGTCGGTTTCGATGAGCAAAGGGCGATACCGGCCCACGCCTTCATCCTGGACCAGGTGCGAGGTGTTCACATTGCCGCCGGAGGTCTCATCAGAAGCGGCGAGCTGGCCTTTGAACAAGTAATCCGAGTACCTTTCGGTTAGGTCGCGGGTGACCCCTCCAGCGAGCACGTTGCGGCCGTTCTCGATCACCACGTCGGCGAGAACCTCAAGCCCGGTTCTCGTGTACTGGATATCCCCGTCGGGGTAGCTGACGACCCGCAGGCCGTAGTCTTTGCCCAGCCTCTCCAAGGCAGAGAAGCAGGTCTCCCCTTCCGTCAACTTGAAGTAGTTCTCCAGCGGATCTCCAAGGTCGCAGTAGCAGGTGATCCTGAACGGCCCGCAGATGTCATTGGCAATCGCCAGGAAGGTCGTATCCCGCCAGCTCCCACCTGTCCGAGAACCGGGGCCCAGGGCCGTGCAGTCCACCAGGTCGCCGGCCTTGGAACGGCCGCTCACGGAGAGGCTGGTGCTGGTCGAATCATAGGACAGGTCTACCGTGTCGATGTAACCCGACAACAGGACATCCTCCCCGTACAGGATCATGCACGCCTGCCCCTCGGAAATCGGAACCGGCGCAGGCCGGCTTGAAAGCTCCGTGGTGAGCGCAAGGTCGAAGGTGTCCGCCAACTGATCCAGCGAGCGGGAGACCGAGATGGCGGTCCAGCCCTCGATGTCGTAGCCGTCCAACCTGAGCACGAGGTCAGCCAATCAACACCTCGATCGCTTCCCCACCCGGGAGGAAGTTGGGATCCGAGATGCCGTTTCGCCCGACGATCTCAAGGTCCCGCGTGGGGTCCGAGTAGATCTGGAAGGCCAACAGGAGGGCCGGCATGCTCGCCTTGGGCGTGTACTTTTCGATGGTCGGCAAGCTCGAGGAGAGGCTCGCAAGGTGCGAATCCAGGGCGGCCCGGAGGTCGCTCATGGCCGTGAACAAGTCGTCGCTGGTCTCGGTATCGAGAAGGATCCCGTCGGCCAAGTCGCCCAGGGTGGTGAGCGCTTCGACGGCCGCAGACGCGCTCTCGAGCGGCAAAGAGCTGCCGAACAGATCGATCACTTGGGCGACCGTCATGACCCCCAGCGCCTTGCTCAGGGCCCGTTCGGCGGCTACAGCGTCGTCGTCCTGGGGTCCGCCTGGATAGGGAGGCGGGGTTGCCGTATCGACGGCGGCCAGCTCCTGCGCCATAGCGATGGCGGCTTCTGCTGCCAGCTTCTTGCTGCCCCCCGGGTAGGGGGAGTTCGGGCTCTCCGCGTTTGAGCTCGAGAAGTCCGAGAAGATCGACTTCATGGAGCTGACCAGCCCGTTGAGGGTGGCCAACAACTCCGCGGGGGTATTCAGGAGCTTCGTGGCGTTGGCCTTGAGGTCGGCCAAGGAGTCGCTGAGACCGGCCGCTTGGCTCACCCCGAGGGCGCCTTGGACCTTCCTCTTCGCCTTGAGCATGGCCCCACTGATCTTCCCGATCGCCGCTGCCGCCGCCGAGAAGACGCTCCCGATGTCGAGCTTCATCTTCTTCAACGTGTCGACCTGGACGGCGGTGATGGCGGCCTTCGAGGCGACGGAGAGGGCCGCAGATGTTGAGACGGTGATCTTCGCGCCGTCCGGGGAGCCGGACTCGGCAAGAGAGAACGTGAAACGAGCGATGCCGCCTTCGGCATCACTCTCTACGATGTCGAGGCTTGCCCCTTCATCGAGCACCACGCTGAGCTCGCCCCACCATGGATGCACGAAGAGCCAGGGGCCAGGGCTCTCGAAGACGGCGATCACGGCATCCCGCTCGGCCATGTAGTTGGGCCCGATCACGAATGCGGATACAGAGAAGCGGCGAGCCCGCCGACCCATGTCTTCGTGGGTTGGAGTGTCGCGGAAAGGCAGCTCCCTCACGGTCGTGCGCCGACCCACCGAGGGCTTGACCTCGGAGACGAACAAGCTGACGCCGCCGATGCTCCCGGGCAGGAGGCTGTCTCTCCAGTCGGCCATTTATGCCTGCCCCCCGGTGTTGACCCGGACGGCGAAGCTGGGTCCGGTGTTGGTCTTGAGCTGCGTGCCCTCCACCTGAGCGCCCGAGATCTTGATCAGCAGTTCCCCTTCAAGCCGTGGCCCCTTCTTCGACCCCTTCGAGTCGGGATCCAGCCCCGGGATGGGCTTCCCCGTGGGAATAGCGAGCGGCACCGCCATCGGCACAATGGGGTCAGCAGGGGCCGAAAACGCGGACAGGGCGCTTGATGCCGCTTCGCTCCCTCGAGCGATCAGGGCAGGTGCCGAGGCTTGCAGTTTCTGGAGCTGGAGCTTGGCCTGGGCCGCTTGGGCAACCTTATTCGTGCCCGTCGCGGCGATTTCCAAGTCGGCCTGGCTGAGCTTGTTGACCTGCTCTTGGAGGGACTTGTCGACTTCGCTGAAGTCGATGCCCGCACGGAGCCCGAGAAGGTCTTCTTTGAGCCAGGCGATCTTGCCGCCGACCCATTCGATCTTGTCGAGGATCCAATCCCAGACCCCGCCAAAGACATCTTTGATCCCACCCCACAGGTCCGAGAAAAATTGCGAGATCGGTTCCCAATTCTCGTAGATCAGAACGGCGGCGGTTGCGACTCCCACGAGGATGGCCGTGATGGGGTTGGACAACATCGCCAACTTCATGACGTTGAGGGCCTTGGTGACCCCTCCTGCGGCGACCCCAGCGAATCCCCAGGCGGCAGTCAGACCGCCCCAGGCTGTCATTGCAGCCGTGGCAGCGGTGGTCCCGGCCCATACGGCTGTACTAACGAGGACAATGGCCCCGGCCGTGTATCCCAAGGCAGTGACCAAGCCAGGGTTCTCGGCCGCCCAGGCAGCGAACTTCGTCACCACCTCATCGGCCCACTTGAAGAGCTCAGTGACCTTCGGGATGAGCTTCTCCCCGATGGTGAGCTGAAGTTCTTCGACGGCCGATTCATAGTTGGCCATCGCGCCGGCCGCGTTGTCGCTCATGACCTTGGCCATCTTGCTGGCCGTACCGGCGCTCTTGTAGTTGGCCTCGATGACCTTGGCGAGTTCACCGCTTCCAGCCTGTGCCGTGAGGATGTTGGCCGCGCTGTACGCCTCATCCTCGAAGATCCCCTTCAGCAGGGCCGCTCGTCGATTGCCGTTCTTGTCCTTGCCGAACTTGGCGTCGGCCTTCTTGTCGATCTCGGCCAGCAGTTCTTCGATAGGGCGCAGGTTCCCTTGCTTGTCCTTCGTATCGATGCCGAGGAACTTCAGGGCGCTCTTGGCCTTCGCATTGGGCGCTTGTAGCCGGAGGATCATGGCACGGAGGGCTGTACCGGCCTCCCCACCCTTCACCCCTGCGTTGGCCAAGGATGCAATGATGGCGGTCGTCTTCTCCAGGTCGATCCCCGCTCCGGCCGCCGCTACACCCGCATTCTTCAAAGAGGCGCCGATTTCGTTGACGCCAGTCGACGACATGTTCCCGGCCTTGACCAGGGCATCGCCGATGCGGCCCATATCCTTGGCTTGAAGGCCGAACTGGTTCATCGCCGAGGATGCAACATCGGCAGCATCCGCGATTGACACCTCACCTGCGGCGGCCACGTCAAGAATGCCGGGCATCG